CACATGGCAACCAGCACCTACCTCTCTAATCCCGTCGTAACGATCAACGCTGTTGACCTAACCGACCAATGCACCGCAGCCTCGCTCACCAAAACGGTTGAGGCGCTGGAATCAACTTCATTCGGCGGCACAGCTCGCGTCTACGTTGGCGGTCTCCAAGCAAACGAAGTCACCCTCACGATGTACAACTCATTCGCAACAACCGAAACCTACGCAACACTTGCTGGTCTTGTTGGAACCTCAACAAACATCACCGTCAAGCCAACATCGGCTGCAACATCAGCAACCAACCCAATCTTCACCATCACTGGCGCATATCTGGAATCCTTGCCAATCGTAAACGCATCACTCGGCGAACTCGACACGATTGATCTCACGTTTCAAGGTGGAACATACAGCGTCGCAATCGCATAATTAACGGCCTTATCTCGGCCCGACACGAAAGGCAATAAATGAAACTTAAACTCGCCATCGATCTAAAAGATGGTCGCGGTGTACGCGAAATGAACACCAACCTATTCGTCATCGCTGAATGGGAACGCACCGAAAACCGCAAAGTCACAGACGGCAAAGGCATCGGCGTAGGCGACATGGCTTGCTGGGCGTGGATGCTATGCAAAATTGCAGGCGACCCAGTGCCGGCAACATGGCAACAATGGCTCGAGCAACATCCTGACGTCGAAATTGACATGAAGGACGAAACAAACCCAAACCCTACGCAAGGGGCTATTACCGATTCCAATTAGCACAATTGCTAGTTGCTACCGGATGGTGGCCCCATCAAATCCCATTTGACACGCGCGACCTGCAGACCGTCATTAGTCTTATAAATAAGCAAAGCAAAGGCAAATGACATGGCAACAGCAGGCATCGAGGTTTATGGCGTTAAAGAAGCCATTAAAGAGCTTCGCAAAATTGACCCAGAATTCCGCAAACAGTTGAACAAAGATGCCAAAGAAGTTGCCGCACCAGCTGTAAATGAAGCAAAAAGCGAATACAAACCGCAGTTTTTGTCAGGCATGAAATACAGGTGGGCTCCAAAAGGCAGCATCAAATTTCCTTATGAGCAAGCAAAAGCGCAACGTGGTGTCAAAGTCAAAATAGATACCAGCAAAAAAAACCAAGGCACCATAGTCATTACACAGACCGACCCGGCAGCTGCAATTATTGACATGGCAGGCAAAGGCACCGGAACAGGCAATCGAGGCAAAAGTTTTGTTTCTAACATTGCAAAATTTGGGCCAGCATCTCGAATTATGTGGCCAGCATATGAACATCATGCCGATGAAATTGAAGCCAACATTGAAAAAATTGTGGAAGGCGTGATGGAAACCGTGAACCGTAATATGGTGACAGCATGAGCATTCGCATCCCCATCATTTCGGATTTTGATTCCAAGGGCATTGACAAAGCCATTAACGAATTCAAGTCACTTGAAGGCGCAGGCAAAAAAGCCCAGTTTGCTATCAAAAAGGCTGCCGTCCCTGCAGCTGCAGCGCTTACCGCAATGACAGGCGCGTTAGGCGCAGCCACATATGCGGCAATGGAAGATCAAAAGGAACAGGCTGCACTTGCGCTGACTTTGCAGAATGTGACCGGTGCTGGTGCTGCACAAACCGCTCAAATTGAAAAACAGATTTCAGCAATGAGCAAAGCCTCTGGCGTAACGGACACCGAATATCGAAAAGCGCTCGAGAACCTTGTGCGCGGAACCAAAGACGTGAACATTGCCATGAAAGACATGAACCTTGTCATGGACATAGCGACCGCCACAGGGATGGACTCGGCAAGCGTCGCAGACGCGCTCGCAAAGGCCTATCAAGGCAATTTTAAGGCATTGCGCGGACTGTCCCCAGAAATGGCCTCAATGATTAAAGACGGGGCATCCCTCAACGAGGTTATGGATGTGCTCGGTGGAACTTTTGGTGGGGCAACTGCCAAGGCTGCAGGCACAGCTGCAGGGCAAATGAAAATTCTTAAAAACTCATTATCGGAAACCAGTGAATCAATCGGTATGGCATTGTTGCCTGTGGTGCAAGCCGTGTTGCCAATCCTGAACCGTTTCGCTGCATGGGCACAAGAAAACCCCAAAGTATTTCTAGCCATCGCAGCCGCAATCGGTTTAGTCGCAGCTGCCATTGTTGCAACCAACATCGCCATGGCACTAAACCCATTCAGCCTTATCGCCGCTGGTGTCGCGCTACTAATAGCAGGACTTGTCGCCGCATACTCAAAATTTGAATGGTTCAAATCAGGTGTAAACGGAATCATCAATGGAATTCTTGGTTATTTTGAATCGATGGTCAACGGCGCAATCATGGCCGTGAACGCAATCATCCGCGCATACAACGCCATTCCAATAGCACCAGACATCAAAACGATTAGCCATGTCGACATGCCATCGATAGCCAACGCAGCAAAAGCCACAAACGTGGCTGGCAAAGGTATCCCTCGAATGGCTGACGGCGGAATTGTGACAGGCCCAACATTGGCAATGATTGGAGAAGGCAACGGCCCGGAAGCAGTAATCCCATTATCCAAATTAGGCAATATGGGTGGCGGTGTAACCGTAAATATCAACGGCGGTTTTTCAACATCAGCCGAAATTGGTCAGGCGGTCGTTAACGCTCTTCGAGCATTTAACCGCGCAGCTGGCCCAGCATCCATTAGCACCGCAGCGTATTTGTAATGCCTGGTGCAGCCGTCATCAAATCGGGCACATGGTTGCTTGAAGTTCAACGATCTACCGCGTTTATCCTTAACAATGCTTATGCAGGAGTTTTGGATAACACAACTTATGTTTTGGATGGTTCAGGGGCATACGCGGACGTAACCGATACTGTTACCAGCCTCAACGTCAAACGCGGCAGACGAGACGTAGGTGACCAATTTTCGTCTGGAACGATGTCATGGACAATGTTTGACCCAAACGGCTATTGGAACCCGTTTAACACATCATCGCCGTATTATGCGCCTAACGGTCAACCGGGTCTTGCACCCATGCGCTATGTGCGTTTAAGTCGATACAACGGCACAACATGGGATTATGTATTCATTGGGGTAATTGTCAATTTTGCTTATGATTTCGGCAACCCGGGAGACCTCAACACCATGACCGTCTATTGCGCGGACGATTTCTATTTATTAAGCCAAGCCCAAATACCAGACACAACCCCATCTGCAGAACTGTCAAGCACACGTTTAGACACTGTTTTGTCATACCCATCAATCGCTTACCCAACTGGCGCAACAGCTCGAAACATTGCGACAGGTACACAAACCCTCGGCGGCGGCGGAAACTACAAAATCACCAACGGCACAAACTTCATGCAATATGTAAACGCAATCACATTTGCCGAACAGGGTCGCACTTACATGAGCCGATCAGGTGTGTTGACATTTTTGAGCCGTGTTTATGCAAACCAATTCACCACCGCAACCGCAGATTTTCACGATGACGGCACAAACATCCCTTACAACGAATTAGGGGTTTCATTTGAGGCAGATCGGGTAATTAACCGTTGCACCGTCACCAATCAAGGAAATACCACCCACAACGTCGCAGAAAACCTGACCAGCCAAAACCAGTATTTTGTGCAGGCTTTGACCGTAGACAACTGTCTATTGAGCGACGACACAGCTGCCGCGCAACTTGCGTCATATTTGCTGTACCCGACTCCTACCGCTCGTTACACCGAATTATCTACCGATTACACAATGCTTACAAGTGCCCAGCAAACCACGATGAGCAAGATTGAAATAGGCAACACGGTAAATATCCAAAAACAAATTAAAACAGGGCCGTCCTCGAGCATCCAATTCGCCCAAGTGTGCATTGTTGAAGGCGTAGAGCATTACATCAATTTCAGCCATGGGGCAACCACCAAGATCTACACGACCCCATACCCGGTTATTGCCCAATTTGTGTTGAACTCAGCCTCATATGGGTTACTCAACGGAACGTCTTTGTTGGGGTAAGGTAGAAGCACTATGGGAGCAAACGCACAGACAACAGTTCCGTTATTCGTAGCTGGAAATGTCCTCACAGCCGCGCAGCAAAATATAAGCGCAGGAACAGGAATACCAGTTTTCGCTACAACAACAACACGCGACGCGGCCTTTGGTGGAAGCAACAAAGTTTTGGCAGAAGGCCAGTTCGCTTACCTCGAGGACACCAACACAACGCAATACTACGATGGCGCAGCTTGGCAATCATTAGTCGGTGGTGGCGCCGCAATAGCGTTTACACCAACTTTTACGGGTTTCACAAGAGGCAACGGAACAACCCAGTCGTATTACACACAAATAAATAAACTGGTCTTTGTATCTTGTTTTGAGACTCTTGGGACAACATCAGCCGTTACTGGCTCAATTACTATGACTTTGCCTGTGACCGCTTCAAGGATTAGTTCAATTCCAACTTCTCGCGCATACATTGAAGATAATGGAATCTTGCTGTATTGGGCAACTGTTCTTCCAGCTGCAACAACCGCCGTCACACTTTGTACAGATTTGACAAATGGCACTTATGCAAACAACGGTGGTACAAGCGCAACCGTACCTATGACTTGGGGCAATCTTGACAAATTTCAATTCGCATTTGTTTATGAGGCAGCATAATGAAAACTAAAGAAGAATACGCTGAAGAATGTCGTACAAATAACCCTGAAATGCTTGTTATTGAAAACGGTGTTACAAGAAAATTAGGAAAAAAGGAATACGATGCGGCTGTTGAAGCATGGGCTTTGATGCGCTGGTATCAAGACAACCCAGAACTATCACCAAAACCTGAACTTATTTTCCCGCCATTGGGATGAAATGGATCCTCAAATCGTGGTGGCTCTTATCGGTGGTGGTTTCCTTGTATTGGTGGCACTCATTGGCAAAATCGGCAGCGATAACAAAAAAGACCACAGCCAAGTACACCAAACCTTGGGTCGAATAGAACAAAAAATAGACGGACACTTGGAGAACCACAAATGAACGAAAAAACAAAAGCAGCGTTAGCAAGTTATGCACGTTCAGCGATTGGCGCACTTGTGGCCGTTTATTCAACTGGCACACTTGACCCAATGAACTACGTTAAAGGCGCAATCGCAGGAATCATCCCACCACTCATGCGTTGGGTAAATCCAAACGATAAAGGTTTTGGGCGTGACAGTACCCCACAAGCGTAAAGTCATATTGCCGCGCATCGTCGCGCATTGTCAGGCAGGAGAACTGCCAAACAATATGCTTGTTGAAGTTAAGCCTTATGGAAAATTGCTTTATGTAGCTGCCGACTGTTGGATGGCATGGCGCGACAGAGCATTTGCCGAAGGCATAAACACGTTTAAGCCGACAAGCGCCAACGACTGTTATAGATCATTAGCCACGCAAACCATTGCTTGGAATGATCGCATGACAACCCAACCGTTGCCGGGGGTTAAACCTCGCGTCTACAAGGGTCAAAATTGGTATCTGAAACCCGGCAAAGCACCAATAGCCCAGCCCGGATCATCACACCACAACTGGGGTATCTCGGTTGACGTATCCGAAGCATCAGGCGAACGATTTCAGTTCATGGCAGCCACCGCACTCGAATACGGGTTCAGCTGGGAGCTAGACAGCGAGCCATGGCATGTGAACGTTTTCAATGCTGATGTCATCCCAGACGCAG